CCAGTATATTCATCTGTGAAAAGAATTTCAAAAGTAGTTCCAATAGTATTGGGGTTATTAGGATCTCTTCCTGGTCCTGCGTTGTTGCTTCCACCTGTACTGATAATACTTGGTAGTGTAATTGCAGTTGGTGTTCCTGCGGGATCCATAAGCATTAGTCTTCCAGCATTAGTAGCTACTGTCATGTTAGTAGCGAATGTATTTGCTTGTACAGCACCTGGTCCTATTGATTGAAAACCGTTTTTTGATCTTACCGGTCCATCGAATGTAGTATTTGCCATAATATTTTTTCCTTTTTATAGTGTTTGAACTATGTGGTCTCTATACCGTCTGTCTAGTCAGTCCACATAATTATATTTTCTAGATAATTATAGTATACACAAAAAAAAGGGGGCTCGAAAGCCCCCTTAAATATTAATACTGTTATAGAGTATTAGCTAGTCGGTAA